ACCAGGATTGTGTAGATATCGTATTTGCAGGCATTGCAAAGGTGCTGGAAACCATCTGGGAAGGGCGGGATAAGCATGGCGGCAGGTAAAGTGATACAGGCTGTGTTGCGGCTGCAAGACAATATGTCCGGCGGCATTCTGAAAGCCGCTCGCAATGCCAAAAAAGCTGGCGCGGATATCAATAATGATATGATGCGTGCAACGCGGCAGGTTGTTGCCTGGAAAAATAAAGCGTTATCCTCTATTGATAATGCGGTGTCTAAAATGGGCAAACTGGCGATTGCTGGCGCGGCGGCTGGCGCAGCATTTTCTATTAAAACCGGCATGGAATTTGAAGCGCAAATGTCCAAAGTCAAAGCCATTAGCGGCGCAACTGTGGAAGATATGAAGGCACTAACCGCTAAGGCAAAGGAAATGGGCGCAAAAACCAAATTCAGCGCAGTAGAAGCCGGTCAGGGACTGGAATACATGGCGATGGCAGGATGGAAAACCAAAGCCATGTTAAACGCCTTGCCGCCTGTCATGTCGCTTGCGGCGGCTACCGCCACAGACTTAGGGACAACATCAGATATTATTACTGATGCAATGACTGCGTTGGGTATCGGTTCGGAAGGCGCGGCACATTTCGCAGATGTACTTGCCATTGCAACCAGCAGTGCAAATACCACGCTGGAACAAATGGGCGAAACCTTCAAATACTGTGCTTCTGTTGGCGGTGCATTCAAAATCAGCGCGGAAGAAATTGCGTTGTCCATTGGACTGATGGCGAACAGCAGCACAAAATCCAGTGAGGCTGGCACATCTACAAGGTCAATTTTATCAAGGCTTGCAACCGATTCTGGCGGCGCACAAACAGCGTTAAAAAAGTTAGGGGTTTCATTTTATGATTCTGCCGGGGCAATGCGCCCATATGGTCAAATTCTTGCGGAAACCCGTGAAAAATGGAAAGGGCTTACGGCAGAAGAGGGTGCTAACCTTGCGCTTAAAATTGCAGGTAAAAATGCGCTTTCTGGCTGGTATGCCTTAATGAACGCATCAGCAGATGACTGGAATAAAGTAACTTGGGCAATTAATGGATGTAATGGCGCGGCAGAAAACATGATGGAAATCATGAACGACAATCTCGCTGGGGACATTACGATTTTACAAAGCACCGTACAGGCTGTTGGCATTGAATTTTATGAAGCCTTCGGTAAAACCGGACGCAATGCGGTTCAAACATTAACAAAAAAGATTTCTGCTCTTGTTGACAATGGGACAGTTGCACGATGGGCGCAAAATGTCGGTGCAGGCATCGAAAAAGGTATGAAACTTGCCGGAGATGCAATGCAATGGTGTAAAGAACATAGTGATGGGTTAAAAGATGCGCTGAAAACTCTTGCTGGGGCTTATGCAGGCATTAAGACCGCGAATTTTGCATCAGGATTAATCAACACAGGCAAAACCATTGCGAATTTTGGGAAAACGGTTGGAGCAATTGCCAAAATACGCATACCCAATATGTTTAGCGGACTGAAAAGCGGGCTGGCATCGGTTGGTAAGTTTATTGCGGCAAATCCGGTTGTGCTTGTCATTGCCGGGATTGTTACAGCTTGTGTGTTGCTGTACCGACACTCGGAGAAATTCCGGAATTTTGTCAACAATCTTGTTTCAAACATCAAGGCGAAGCTTGCTCCAGCGCTGGAATCTGCAAGAGAATTTTTCGGCAGGCTTGCAGATAAAATGAAAACTGACCTTGTGCCATTTTTGAAAGAAGTCGGTGCGAAGGCGGTTGAACTTGGCGGCAAATTCGTGCAGTTTATCACACCTGTGATTCAAGATGTAATCCGGTGGGTAAAACAGCTTGCGGAATCATTTTCTTACTGGATTCAGCCTGCATTCGCTGCATTTAAGCAAATTGCAGAAACTGTTGGAAAAGTGTTTCAAACCAGCATTGCACCAGCTTTCGGCAAGATGATATCTGCGCTTGGCACATTGGCTGGAACGGTTTTAACGTATGCTGTTCCTGCGGTAAAAAAACTGGTTGAAATCGGCGTGAAAATTTCTACTGCTTATACTGCAACTGTTGTACCGATTCTTGGCAGGCTGCTTGGCGTATTGGTAAAAATCGCAGGCTGGGTAATTGAACACGTTGTCCCAGCGGTGGCTGGCTTTATTTCTATTGCCGTAACGCTTGCCAGCAAATTTATTGAGTTTGTAAGCCCTGCGGTTAGTTGGCTGGCGGAAAAGGTTTCAGAACTTGCCGGATGGATTACCGCGCACGTTGTTCCAGCCGTTGGCGGCTTTTTGGATGAAGCCGGGAAGTTGGCAACTTCGCTTGGAAATACGCTGCTTAACGCGGTGCAGTGGCTGATTGATAAGTTTACAGCACTGAAGAATTTCTTGGTAAAAACATTAAGCCCAGTGATTGATTTCATCAAAGGTGCGTTTGATGCGGTAAGGCAGACTGTTGGCAAACTGATTGATAAAGTCAAAGAATTTCTTGGTATGGATACGAAAAAGACCATAGATGTCAGTTTCCGTGAAACAACCGCAAACGTATTGCAAGATGTAAAGTATATGCACCTGACCAATTCCCTTGGCGAATCTTTAGGTACAAACTATTGGCGCGGCGGTTTAACCCGTGTCAACGAACGTGGCGGCGAAATTATGAATCTGCCATCTGGCACACAGATTATCCCGCATGATATCAGTGAAAAAATGGTCGGCGGCAATACCAACAACACCAATGTAACTGTCAATGTTTACGGCATGGACGTCCGGAATCCCAGGCAGCTTGGGGAAATTGTTGCCGCGGAAATTATGCGGCAAATCCGCAATACACCATAAAAAAGGGGGAAAGTCATGGTAGAAACTGTTTTCAGCGCGAACAACCGGGAACAAGTTATGGTGCTGCCATGGACGCCGCCTGGGCTGCAAATTGCCGAACGGCAAAACAATAACACCTTTGATGGGTTAAGCCGCGGCAGGGCTGTGATTGGGACAATGGCGCCGCGTGTGATTTCGTTTTCGTCCGTTTTTCCAAAGGTGCATCAGCGCTGGATGCACCCGCAAGCCCTCCATGCCCCGCTGGATTATGTGGAATTTTTCCGCAAATGGCGGGAAGAACTTGTCCCAATCCGCATCGTTATCACCGATAATACGCGGGAAATTATCAATATGGCGGTTACTGTGGATGATTTCACTTGGAAACTGCGCAAAAATGGCGATTATGAATATAGCATTACACTTTCCGAGTATGTTTTTATCAAGTGATGGTGGATAAATATGTATTATGGAACCGATGAATATCATCTGCTGCTGATGCGGGCAGGCATTTGGGAAGATATCACCAGCCAAACCGCAAACCTTTCCAGTAGTGATGAAATGAATACATTAAGTGTGGAAGTCAGTTTTTCCATCAATGCAAATCCGCTGGATAAATATATCCCCAAACTGGCAGTGCAGGTTGGGGATAAAATCAAAATCATGAATAAAGATAAGGAAATTTTTCAGGGTGTTGTGACCGAAGACAGCCTTGATTTTACTTATACTGCGCATGATTTTGGCTGGTATTTGAATAAATCTACGCTGACTTTTCAGGCGAATAATGCACCCGCGGACAGCGTGATTACTCAGCTTTGCAGCCGTGCTGGCGTACCGCTGGGCAATGTACCTGCAATGCCGCAGAAAATCACAAAACTATATGTTGGCGAAACTGTTTCCGGCATTATGACGGATGTTTTGTCGCAGGTAACAACCTTGACCGGACGGGAATTTTTATATCGTGTGGAAGCCGGGAAACTTTGGATACGGGATATGCCAGATGATGTTGTTGTCCTCAAGCATTATCCGGCTTGGAACATCTCCCCTTACCCGGCAACCTGGGCGCTTGGCAAAGTTTCTGGCGGGCATAGTTTGGATGATTTTGCAAACGCAGTGCAGCTTGTCAATGAGGGCGATAATGTTGCACATATTGTTGCATCGGCGGAAAACGCCGCAAGCATTGCAAAGTTTGGACGGGTGCAAACAACATTAACTGTTTCAGATGACATGAACGGTACACCTGCTGCCATTGTAAAAGCTGCTTTGGAAAAAGCAGACCGCCTGCCGGGAGAATTTACAATCGCGCAAATGTATGGCGCGGATATCGCGAAATCCGGGCGGGTTGTACAGTTTGGTTCCGATGCGTTTGGGCTGTCTGGTTTATACCGTATCAAATCTGTGACGCATGAATATGGGCATCCGCATACCATGAGTTTGACTGTTGTGCCGGTCAGTGTGCCGCGTGCCGGGGATGGTGTAGTTGGTATTCCAGGCGGTACAGTTACAGCGCCGCCAGCGGTATCTGGCGACGGTGCATCCGGCAGCACTGCAACACCCGGCACAACTGATACGGTGACAGGTTCCACAACCCAAACGGTAAAAGAAATGTTGGAAGCTGGGACAAATAAATCTGATGCGGTATCTATTATTACCACAGGCGGCGGCGCGGCACTTGTTGCGGTTGCGAAAAAAGAAGTCGGTACAAAGGAAAGTCCATTGGGTTCTAACAAGCAGAAATATGGCGCATGGTTTGGTATGAATGGCGTGCGCTGGTGTGCGATTTTTGTTAGCTGGTGCGCCAATGCCGCCGGGATTCCGGCAAGCGTTATGCCGCATGGTGAAGCTTCGGTTTCCGGTTTTCAGGACTGGTATGCAGGTCGGAAACTGTTCCGGAAAAAATCATCCGGATATATCCCACAGCCTGGTGATTTGATGATTCAAAAAAGTGCGGGTGCAAGTCATATTGGCATTGTAGAAAAGGCAGACAGCGACAGTTTTTCGACAATCGAAGGCAATACGTCTAACAAAGTTGGACGGCGT